AGAATATTATTTGCAATCGTTTCATTAGGTTCTGTTAAACTATTTATATCTTTAATTAAATTACTAAAGTTTTCTTTTGATGCCCTTGTTAATGCAGGATTGTATACATCTGTATGCAAAGAAGATATTTCATTTATACTTAAATTAGCATCAGAGTCTTCATGAGCACGTCTAATGGTTTCATATAAATCTCCTGTACCATTTGTAAATAATTCTTTGGAGACTTTAGTTTTGTTTTTAGTGTAAAAATCTTTTTTTAATAATAATTTAATTAGTTCTTTTTCCATTGTTGGTCGCTTTCAGTTGTTTTAATATCTCTCTCATTAATTTTGTTTTTGTTTTGCCTTTCCAAAGTTGTGTATAAAACTTTGCACTGGTTTTGTCAAGTCTACATGACGCTGTACCTAATGGCCATGATTTTAAATATGCTAAATAAAATTTATCAGATAAACTTCTCATACTTTTTTGGCTTATTTTAACGGCTATTTTTTTATACTCACCTGTTACACCATAGACACAATGAAAATACTTTTGTTTTTCCATAACAAACCAAGGGTAACTGCCGCAGTCAATTAACTTCCACATTATACTTGCCTCATAAAACTATAATCATTTCCATAATCCCAATCGTCTGTACTCTTACAAGGAGTACATATACGATTATGCGAACCTTCACTGTCAAAATTATTATTGCACATTAAACATATTTTTTTAGTTAAATTTTCTGTTTTAATTTTTCTCATATGAACAGCACCTCTTCTAAAAAAAACAGTGCGTTTATGACCTTTGGCTCTATTATATTTTCTTCTTTGCATTTTTTTTACTCCTGCGTAACAGAGATATCCATGTGTCTTCAAACATCACAATACCTTGTTTTATATTTTTCTTTGTTTTGTTTTTATCATGTAAGTAATCATACAGGAAGTCTGTAAGTAAGTCAACAAATTGAATTGAAAAGAATTTTTTAAACATAATAATTTATTATCCCTGATAAAAAAATAAATAAAGCTATGGAATTAATAAATACAAGAGCCTTATCATGCCATAACATTCCTACAATAAACCATCCAGTAACACCTACAGCATGAAAAAACATATTATAAGGCTGTATATTTGAGGCCGTTAAAATCATTCCAATAAGGATAATACCACTGGCTATCCATTTGATATACCAAGATAAATCTCCTTTTGGGGTTATTTTATTTTTAGGCATGCACCCACCATTTTGGAGGGAATACACCTTTTTCCCATTTAGCAAAATACGCTTTAGCACCTTGATAATATTTTCTGTATGCAGTTACATAATCTTTATCTTTGTATTCATCTGGCATACATTGAGGTGGCTCACTAATATAATCTTTATGCATTACTTTTTTAATTTTATTTTCATATTTATTTTTATAAATTGCATCAATAATACGAAATGATTTATGTTCTTTATTAAATCGTTGTTCATATTGGTGATTAATATATACAGCGTTTTTTAATGCCCAAATAAAATTTTGTCTAGTATGACCTACCCATATAGTCATTGGGTGTTTAGGATAAGCAGGCTTGTATAAATCATCAAATTCTTTTTCTGCATTAGCTTGTACAGCAGTGGATAACATTTGACAACTTTCTAATAACATTTTTGGCACATGCTTATCACATAAAGCAAGTGCAGCTTTGGACGGGTCACTATCTAAAAAAAATATATTCATAATAATAAACTTTCTATTTGATGTTTATCAAAATACTTCAAATCATCTTCAAGTATCTTAACTTCACTATCCATATAATATCTTAATTGGTTGCTTATGTCAAACGCCTTAGTCGTTGCGTCTCTGTCTAATGCCACAATAACTTTTTTAAATTTACTTTTTAATACAGGAATAAAACTTGCAGGTAAACTTGTACCCATTAAAGCTACACCAGTATAAACTTCCGATACAGCACAGGCACTGGCACAATCCTCTACAAGTACTGCCGTATCACTATTACCACAAATAAACGGATATGTTTTATCCCCATAGATATACCATTTAGGATACACCTCTGCATTTAATCCTCTTCCAATTGCTCCTTTTATTTTTTCTTTTTCTTTTATTAAAAATACAGCTCGGTGTTGTCTTGCGTCATACCGCATGTCTGCCTTACCATCTATGTATGCTTGTATAGAATGGTTTTTCTTTAAGTAATCAGTACATTTATCTGTAGAAAAAATACTAACAAAACTTTCTGGAAGTACAAAGTCTTTTGGCTTTTCTTTTTCTTTTGTTACTACGGTTTCGATTACTTGTTGCATTGTCATTTCTCCTTCATGTTTTCCCTTTGATGAGCAAGACGCATGAAAGCAATACCACATCAAATGAGAATTATGTTTTTTGACGGTGAGGGTATTTGTGTTATGACAAAAGGGACAATCAATACGCATGTCCACATCTGTATTGGGGATTAATGTTTTTATAATGGATAATTGTTGTGTATAATTCATGGTTTGTTTTTATAGTATAAAATAAAAAGAGTCAAGGGCAGAAAGGAAGGCAAAGCACCCTTGACTCGTCAAATCAGCAACCAAGCCCGATTTACGCCCCTATGTACAGCTTGGGGTACGACGTTTCTTGTTGCTATGATTACAACTAACTGTTTTGCTACACAGGATAAACAGCAATCCCCCAGATTCAAACTAGGACATAGTTGTAAAACTCTAAACTTACTTGAGGAGACGAAATATTTCTTCGAAACGGCTGCAGTATCTCCTCAAATAAATTTGGAAACACAATACATATATGCGGCGACACTACATATTGTGTTTCCTTTTCTAACCAGACTTATTCTGATTAAAACCTAATTTTATATACTGACCTCCCTTTTTAAAGTACTTATCGGAACACTAGTCGGTGGCGGTTTTATCCACTTTCACAGTATATAAACTCTATAATATATTATACCTCCCCTTGTGTCAAGTTTCTGATATCATCAATGTTCTTTTGAATAACCGCAAGTTTTCTTTGCACCATTTGGTTATCCTGCGTACTCCCTAACATTTTATTAAAAGCACGTATTACATGTATCACATCCATATCAAGTATATCAATATTTTCACCTTTAGTTTCAGAGAAATATTTATTTAAATCATGTAGGTCATATGGTGTAGCCCTACCGTCTATTTCCTGTAAAATATTTAAAATTTTTCTTACTTGCATTATTTTACCCTCACAATCTTATCATTTTTCATTGTTACTTCTGCAAAAAATTCTCGTTTATACCCTGTTATGTGCGGTCTATTGCAACCTGCAAATGAACCATTAGATTTATATTCTGCACCAAACATACTTGTTTCAGTATAATCTAATTCTTTGCCTATGTTTTCTTTTAGTTCTTTTTTAGTTTCATAGTTTAGTATCATCATAGTTTTGTCCTTTCAATTATTATTACAGTATAGACTAAGCTAGTCCTTATGTCAATTCAAGCTCTCTGCATATTCTCGAACTAACTCATCTATTTTTTCTGGGTCTACAAACTTCTCCCAATCATCATAAGTTTTTTCAACATACTTCATGACATTTTTTACAATATCATCATGGTCTTTACCCTCATATAATTTAGGTAATTCCTTGTATATCTCATCAAGCATTTGCTCTTGCATATTTTCTGCATAAACTTCCCATCTTAAATCGCTCATGAGTTTGCCTCAATAAAACGGATAACAGCATTAGAATTTTCTGCTGAAATATACCAGTCGGGAACACCCCCATATAAATTAAGAGCAGAGTCTTTTATAGATTTAGAACCTGCATCATCTTTTCCAAGTAATGTATTGGCATAATAACGGGCAACATGCTGTCCATATTTTGTATGCCTATATCTTGTATCATAAAAACTTACAAATATTTCCTGTGTTTGTATGTCTTTATCTAAAGTAACATTGAAAGTAATATCATCATCATTTGTTACTTGCATAGCTTTGTATGTATTTTTTAACATTTTTTTATCCCTTCTATTTTCATGTAACACCATGTCACATTAGTACTTTTAGTGTTTGTGGTAGCTGACATTTTTTACCTCCTTACTCCAACAAGCACGACAATCACGGCACTCATTGTCTTGAAATCGTGCAGGGCAATCATGGCCAACAGGATTACTTTTATAATGTACTGTTGATGTAAAGTCAAATGAGGGCAAAGGCTCCCCATCAATAAGCGGTGCTGATACTCTTACCGTTAGATTGTCTGGAAAACTACCATAGATTTTTAGATAGTCTTTTACAACCTTTACTTCTCTTGTAGGTAGCCAGTGTTTGATATCGGGTGTTTGCTGACATATCATCACAATTTTTTCTAGCATAGATATATCGGCAAGGTCACCACTATCAAACCACCTAAAGTATCCAGACTTGGCTGAATACCTGTTTATCATAAAGGTCATCGCCTCAATAAACTTAGGGTGCTTGAATGCGTCAAATCTTTTCTGCAAACCTTTTTGAACATCGGGAAATAAATAATTACCCTTCATGGCATAACAGCCCTCACATGTTGACCCTTCAACATTACGTAATTTACTGCCTGTTTTGCATAGTTTAGCAGGGGTGTTGTAAGTTGGGCAAGGCATTTTACCTGCTTTACCCAAACTAATCATTACAGTTTTAGCTTGCACTGTTGTTGTAATAGTATTCATATTTTCCTTTCTGTATATAAACATAATATCATTATTCTAATCTTATGTCTAATCCTTCTTGAACTCCTGTATTAAAATAACAATAAATATTAATAATAATATACTTAAAAAAATCATTGACAAATTCCTGTTTAATGGTATAATGAAATCCCCCATATAGGGAGCCTCTACGTATACAGGTATCTATCAACTCTTAGTTACCTCAGCTTTATCAAATTCAAAGTCATTTAATTCTGGATTTATAGCATACCACATACTAGCTAATACTATATGATTAACTCTAGGATATTGTTCTATAAATTCCATTAGGGTAACTTGTTCAGCTACCTTTTGCATTTGCCTAACTTCCCAAACTCTATTATGTAAATCTTTATTAGATATTTTAGTCATAGTACTCCTTAATATTTTAATTGTTGTTTATCAACAATCCATAAATGTTTAATTTTTGTTTTACCTTTTTCAAATACAGCATTTATTTTGTATTCCATTTTTGCATTTTCTTTTGATAAAGGATTATCTTTATCTGCATTAACAGGTACAAAAAATGTAGCAACACCATCTTTTATGGTTGCCTCGTATTTACCGAAGTTTATATTCATAGTTTTCCTCTCTGTTTTACAAGGTAGCAACACACTAACGGCTACTACCTTGTTTAACTTGCAGTTATTTTTAGCAATTATGATAATACTATTTTTTTAATGTTATGTCAATAAAAAACCCCAGAAATCTGCGAAATCTCTGGGGTCGGAGGAGAAATAATATGCTTTTATCTGTTATAATATAGCACTATAATAATACCTGTTAATACTAAAGCCAAGTAAAGTATTAAATCCATTATATTGTTAATAGGTTATATAATAAAGCAAATAAGCTAATCCAAAATAATGCAACAACAATTGTTGCTTGTAACATTTTCATAATTTACCCTTTCTAATTCTTGTTATTCTTTTAGACTTTCCATATTTTATGTAAAGCCATGTAAGTGTTAATATAAAGTTTTTCACGCACCTTCCTTTCTTTAATTATCTAAATATATCAAGTATTTA